TAAAATTAAAGTAAGGCAAGGTAATTTTTCAGACCTTCCTACACTTGATCCAGGAGAATTTGGATTCGCTAAAGACGTAAGACGTCTTTTTATTGGTAATGATACAGTCAGTGTTGGTACTGGTAACGGTGTGCTTACACAGTTTACAGTTCCTATTGGATTAACCGAGCCAGGTGTGCTTAGAGTTTTTGTAAACGGAACCGCAGTAAATGCAAGCGACTACACACTGGTTGGAACAACACTAACATTTAGTAGTGCTCCTACAGGTGCTATTACAGTTGGGTTTAATAGTGAAGTTGATCTTGGAGAACAGCCTGTACAAGAAATACAGTTGGCAGCAAATGCTACTAACAGTGACACAGGATTTCAAGTAGACACAACACAATATGATGTAATAATTATGGATTATACATTAAGAAGCACAAATGGTGTAAGAGTAGGACAAATACGTTTTGCTACAGATACCAATGCAAGTACAACTACCATTGATGACAGCTACACAGAAACTGGTGTAGTCAATGTACAATTTAATGTTGATATTGCAACTACCAATACTATGAAACTACAATATTCAGACTACGATAATCTTATTAGCACATTCAAATACACGTATCAAACTTGGAACAGCAATTAAACCATAGAGCTTGGTTTGAATCTCCCAGTACACGTTTAAAAATGTGGCGGGAGTTTAGGCAGAGCTTGGATATAGAAAATACTTTGGAAGTATGTCAAACTGTCATTGACTGGTGGAAAAGTTCACCTATTATGGCAATAAGCATAGATCCAGTAGATTATAAAAGATGGCCTACACCTTGGGAAATGTTACACAAAGGAGATTTTTGTGAAAACAGTTTAGCCTTAGGTATGAGTTATACAATATATTATGCAAACAACCGTATACCTAATAGGATGGTTTTTGTACAAAATAAAAAAGATAGCATACAAAAATTATGTGTGCTAATTGATGAAAAATACTTGCTTAATTACCGTCACGGCGTTATAAGTAGTAGACCCGAGTCTGAAACAATTATCTATGACGTAGATATAGACCGTGTGGTTAAGCACAATTATTAAAAAAATAATAAATGAGAGGACACTAGCATGACTGAGATTCACGTAACAAAACGCAATGGTACAAGAGAACCAATTGACTTAGACAAATTACACAAAGTAGTTTTTTATGCAACAGAAGGTATCAATGGCGTTAGTGCTAGTGAAGTCGAAATCAAAAGCAGTATCCAATTTTACAATGGAATTACCAGTAGTGAAATTCAAGAAACACTTATTAAAAGTGCAGCTGATTTAATCTCAGAAGAAACTCCTAACTATCAGTGGGTAGCAGGTCGTCTTATTAACTATCATTTACGCAAACAAGTGTATGGTGATTTTGAGCCAGCACATTTATTTGAAATAGTACAAAAGAATGTTGAAGATGGTTGGTATGATCAAGGACTATTAGAAGCCTACAATGAACAAGAATGGAATGAGCTAAACGATTATTTAAAACACGACAGAGATGAAAACTTTACATATGCTGCAATGGAACAATTCCGTGGCAAATATTTGGTACAAAATCGTGTAACAAATGAAATAAAAGAAACACCACAGGTAGCATACATGTTAATTGCTGCAACACTGTTTGCAGATTATCCACGAGAAACAAGACTTAAATGGGTTAAAGATTATTATGATGCAACTAGCAATTTTTATATCAGTTTGCCTACTCCTGTTATGGCCGGGGTTCGTACTCCGCAGCGTCAGTTTAGTAGTTGTGTTCTTATTGAAACTGGCGATAGTCTTGATAGCATTAATGCTACTACTAGCAGCATTGTAAAATATGTAAGTCAAAAAGCAGGTATTGGTGTTGGAGCAGGAAGCATACGTGCGCTAGGATCTCCAATTCGCAAAGGCGATGCTTATCATACAGGTGTTATTCCTTTTTATAAAATGTTCCAAAGTGCTACTCGCAGTTGCAGCCAAGGTGGTGTGCGCAATGGTGCTGCAACACTTTATTATCCAATTTGGCATTTAGAAGTTGAAGACCTACTTGTACTTAAAAACAACAAAGGCACTGATGACAACCGTGTAAGACACATGGACTATGGTGTTCAATTTAACAAACTGTTCTACGAAAGATTGATCAGTAATGGTAATATCACACTGTTCTCACCCAGTGATGTGCCAGGCTTGTACGAAGCATTCTTTGCAGATCAAGACAAGTTTAGAGAACTATACGAAACAGCAGAACGTAATACAAAACTGCGTAAAAAAGTAGTTAGTGCAACTGAACTATTCAGTCAGTTTATGGAAGAACGCAAAAATACAGGACGCATTTATCTACAAAATGTAGATAATGCTAATACCCACAGTAGCTTTAAAGAAGATGTAGCACCTATTAGACAATCAAACTTGTGTGCTGAAATCGATTTACCTACAAAACCTTTAAACGACTTCAATGACGAAGCGGGAGAAATTGCACTGTGTACATTGAGTGCTATCAATTGGGGCAATATCAAAACACCAGAAGATTTTGAAAAGCCTTGTACACTTGCAATCAGAGGTTTAGATGCACTGTTAAGTTATCAAAACTATCCTGTCAAGGCTGCTTATAATGCTACAATGGGCAGACGTCCACTAGGTGTTGGTATTATCAACTTAGCATACTGGATGGCACGTAATGATATGACATACAGTAATCCAGACTTAGCAAAAATCGACGAGTTTGCAGAAGCATGGAGTTACTATCTAATCAAAGCCAGTGCAGACTTAGCAGCAGAACAAGGTGCTTGCTTGTGGAATGATCAAACAAAATACAGCGATGGCATTACACCAAATCAAACATACAAACAAGATGTTGACGAACTAGTGCCTCATCAAGAACGTATGCCGTGGAACGAATTGCGTCAGCAGTTACGTGCTACTGGTATTCGCAACAGCACACTAATGGCATTGATGCCAGCAGAGACTAGTGCGCAGATTTCAAATGCTACAAATGGCATTGAACCTCCACGTAGTTTGGTAAGTGTCAAGCAAAGTAAACATGGCGTGTTGAAGCAAGTTGTACCTGGTATTCACAAACTCAAGAACAAATACGAATTGTTGTGGGACCAGCGCAGTCCAGAAGGATATATGAGCATCATGGCAATACTACAAAAATATATTGACCAAGGTATTAGTGTTAACACCAGTTACAATCCAGTGTTTTACGAAGATGAAAAGATCAGCATGAGTGAGATGTTAAGACACTTGATGATCTTTTACAAATATGGTGGTAAGCAATTGTATTACTTTAATACATATGACGGACAAGGTGAGATTGATGTTGACAAACTAAACGAACCTGCTAATATAGAAATCAACGAAGACTATCAAATTGAAGAAGAAGATTGCGAAAGCTGTGTAATATAAGGAAATAAAATGAGTGTATTAAATGCAAACCAAAGAAACAAGCACCTAGAAAGTCTAATGTTTTTAGATCCAAACGGTGGTGTAGATATTCAACGTTACGATACGTTAAAGTATAAACAGTTTGATAAACTAACTGATAAACAGTTGGGTTTCTTTTGGCGTCCAGAAGAAGTAGATGTATTGAAAGATGCAGCAGATTTTAAGAAGCTAACTGAGCACGAGAAGCATATTTTCACAAGCAATCTCAAAAGACAAATCTTGCTGGACAGTGTACAAGGTCGTGCACCTGCAGACAGTTTCAATCCACTAGTAAGTTTGCCTGAATTGGAAAACTGGGTAACAACTTGGACATTTAATGAAACTATCCACAGTCGTAGTTACACACATATTATTCGCAACGTATACAGTAATCCTAGTGTTGTTTTTGATGAAATGATGGACATTCAAGAAATTGTTGATTGTGCAAGCGATATTAGTAAACACTATGATGATCTCATTGAAATGGGTCAATGGTATAACCTATTGGGTGAAGGTACGCACACTGTAAATGGTAAAAAGATCACAGTTGATTTGTACGAACTTAAAAAGTTAATTTACAAAGCTATGGTAAGTGTAAACATCTTAGAAGGTGTTCGTTTTTACGTTTCATTTGCTTGTAGTTGGGCATTTGCTGAACTTAAAAAGATGGAAGGCAACGCTAAGATTATCAAGTTGATTTGTCGTGACGAAAACGTACACTTGGGTAGCACACAAACACTGCTAAAACTTATGCCAAAAGACGATCCAGACTTTGCTAAGATTGCTGAAGAAACCAAAGACGAAATGATACAATTATTCATCGATGCTGTGGATCAAGAAAAGGCATGGGCAGAATATTTGTTCAAAGATGGCAGCATGATTGGTCTAAACACACAACTGCTAAACGAATATGTAGAGTGGACTGCTAACAAGCGTATGACTGCTATTGGATTACCTAGTCCATACAAAGGCGGTAGCAATCCTCTGCCTTGGACGCAAAAATGGATTGCTGGTGCAGAAGTACAAGTTGCTCCACAAGAAACAGAAATCTCAAGCTATGTTATTGGCGGTACAAAACAGGATGTGAATGGTAGCACATTCCAAGGTATCAAACTATGATTACATTGTACAGCAAACCATTGTGTCCGTATTGCGAGATGGCAAAGCATTACTTGACAAAAAACGATATTGAATACGAAGAAATTAGAGTGGATACCAATCCTGAAGCTCGTGAGTTTTTACTAAGCGAAGGGCATAGAACTATGCCGCAGATTTATCACAACGGAAAACTACTAGTAGCTGGCGGCGGGCAAGCACTTGTTCGTATGCATCCAAACACAGTAAAAGAACTCATAGGAGAAGTTGTAGATGTTAGTGATTTCAAACTTTAGTAAAGGTGACATTGTCACTGTTAAACTAAGTACAGGTGAAGAACTTGTTGCAAGATTCGAATCAAGTAGTGCAGATGATTTAAAAGTAGTAAAACCTACTGTACTTACACTTAATCCACAAAATGGACAAGCCATGCTTATACCTTGGTTAATGAGTATCGATGCACACAGTAGTGAACCTGTAAGTATCAAGGGTAGTCAAATTGTTGCCACAGCTAGACCTATTAAAGGACTAGCAGATAGTTATACCAGTGCTAGCACTGGCATTGCTACAGCTAGCAGTATGCCTCTTGGAGAGAGTCTTAAACTCTAATAAATACTTGCATGGCAAGATGGGTACACAGAGAATTTGATCTTAGAGATTGCGGAGCAACAACGGTAACTGTTTGTCCTGATGTAAGGGTAAACAGTAGACGTATTAGTATCGATGGAGATCCTAACACACATAAAAGCGGTAATCTAATAGCCACTGACACAGTGGGCAGTGTTAGAGCTATGGGAATTCCTGTAATACTGATAAGAGATCCTGCTAATCCTGACAGTTTATGTCCAGGAGATAGTCACTGCAATCCAAGAGCCAAAACAGCAAGTCCTGATGTACGTGCTGGTGGGAACAATAATCCATGAGTTTTAAAGATTTTCAACAAGGTTTGCAAAATGCAAACGACTATTTAGATGCTCAGCATCATATCAGTGGTACTATTGCTGCTGGCGATGATGCACTGAGAGTTGCTACCCAAGCACAATACAGTTTCACACTCAGAGAACTCTTATGTCAAGTCTTGAGTGGCAATGGTATGAAATTACCAAATGTACAACTGTGTTTGCATGCTAATATACAAGAGTTATTAAAAATTCCAAACATACAAGGTGAGATTGCAGATGCACTAAATCAACTGTTGGGCGGTGTAGAGCAATTTATGGATCATACTAAAGTAGACAATGTTCTTGGTCGTCTAAATGCAGTGCTAGGAGAAGCACAGAACGTTGCTAATCTTATCAACTTCTGTAGTGCTCCTGTAGATCCTATTGCAATTCCAAATATGTTAGAACGTGCAATGGGCAGTTTCTTAGGAGCAGGTAAACAACTTGCCAATGATATTGGTAGTATAGATCCTGGTAATGTTTGTGCATGTATTAGTACAAATGGCGGATTTAATGCTAGTGTATTCAACGGTGGTATACTAGGAAATATTGCTAGTCAAATTAATGCAATAACAAGTGGGTCGTTAATACAAAGCGAAATTGATCGTATTAAAAATGACGTCAGCAGTATTACAGATAGAATCACTAGCTTAATAGATTTTGAAAACAATATCATTGGTTCTTATTCACCAGGTGGTAGCCAATTTGCAACACCAGACAGCGGATGTAACAGTGAAATAGGCGTGTTGCACAATCCAGGAACAGGACCTATTAGTGGTAATAGCAGAATTTCAACACAATTAAAAAGTTTGTATGACAGGCTTGCAGCTTATCCGGTACAATACAGTTTAGGTGGAGGACAAAATTCTTCAATAGGACATCAGTACGATGCTAATAATAATCGTATCTTTAGCGGAGAAGTAATAGAATATCCAAATATTTTTCATTTGCTACTAGATGATGAAATGTTGAACTTATTACGTGCAGCTGACAATCCAACACCAACAATTGAAAGTCAAACTCCAGTTTATGACTATTGCGGAAACGTAATAGGATATACTCAAGATTTTGAACAACGAGATGGCGAAGAAAGTCAAGGTAGTACTCCAACTGTACCTAACAGTCCAGGGTATCGTGCTGGCGGTATTATTACTGATACAGCTAATCAAGTTACTAATAACACAACAGGTACTACAGTAATTAATAATTTTAATAATTCGGGCAATACATTGTATCTTGTAAGTAGCGAAGCAAGTCAGCTAGCCTTACAAGCAAATACAGACGACATTGTAATCAGAACTGATATACTTACAATTTTTACACGCAAAGACACAACAACGTTCGCCACAGGCACGTTATTAGATTATCAGCAAGCAACTAGTACACTGTTTGACTTTTTAAACAACTTAAATGTAGAAAGCGGCAGTGGTGTTATTGTTAAAGATGCAGGTGTTAGTAGAGCAAGACAAGTCGAAGGTAAAGCAGGAGAAACTCGTGTAATCAATGGAGACGGTGCTGGTGGTAACATTAGAGTTGAACTCGAAGAAAATACTAGAATACCAGGAACAGCAGCTATTAAAATACCAGCTGGTACAACTGCACAGAGACCAAACACAGAAATTGGCGAAATACGCTATAACACAGATACACACAATATTGAAGCATATTTCGGAGATACAAATACTTGGCGTAATATTGCCTCTGGCGGCGGTGGAACAATTTCAAGTGCTAGCAATGTTGGAACAGGCAGCGGTGTATTCAAACAAGCTAGCGGAAGTGATTTAGAATTTAGATCACTTGTAAATGCCGGTGGCATTAGTATTACACAAAATGCAGATGATCTTACAATTACTGATACTATCACCAGTAGTAACGTAGGCGGTGCTAATCAAGTATTCAAACAACGTACAGCAAATAATTTTGAATTTAGAACACTAACAAGCACTGATAATAGTGTTAGTTTTACACAAAATGCAGACACTATAGATATAAGTGGTGATCCTAATGTAAAGAAAACTGCAATTACTACAACAGGCAGTGGTGCAACAGCA